CTCGCGGATGGTCCCGATACTGGCGCGGGCACTCCCGTCCTCCAGGCAACATGCCTGGTTCACGTAAATAAAGTCAATGAGCGGGTCGTCCATTTTATTCTCGCTCGCCCGCAGCCGGTTGAGCAGAGGTGCCCATACATGCTTCCACATCCACCCCCGGCTCAGAATAGCGTGCTTGCGGGTATTCACTTTGCCGAACGCCTTGGCTCCCAACTTCATCGCCTGCTTGAGGAACCACGGAAACAGTATTCTCGCTATCCAGCCTAATGGGTCCATGATGTCACTCCTTATCCAACTCGATTAGTAGTTCATTCAAACAGTCCTTGATGTCCGGCCCGATCGTTCACCAGAAGGACCTCCGTGGCCGTGGTAGCGTTGGCACCCCGTGCGCCCTGATGGGCCAGGGCCTTGGCCACCTCGATCTTGTGCATCGTCCAATTTGGGTACAGCTCGCGTAATTGCGGGTGGTCGTAATAGCTCAGCACGACGCGGGCCTTCTCGAACTGATTTAGGGACTCAGCTAGGCGTACGTGGTCGGCGGGCTCGAAGTCATGGAGGTACTTGATTCCCTTCTCGAAGTATGGCGGGTCGCAGTAGATGGCAGTCCCGGCCTTATCCTCGATGCGAGCTGCTACCTCAAAGATGTCCCGCCTCAATATCGTCACGTTCAGCAGTCGATAATGCCACGCCGGGATGCTCTCAATAACGGACCGCCACCGCTTAGCAGCATGGCCCCCGTTGGCCGTGTAGCGGACACAGAAACCGGAGGTGTACTTCGCCGTACCCGCACATCCATTGCGGCCAATCCACGAACACAAGAGGTAATCAAAAGCCCTCTTCGTGTCTGGAATATCCCTCTCTGTGGTTCGGGCCGCTACAAGACGCGATCTTGCGTCGGCAAAGAGTTCGTCCGACATCAACGTCCGCGCTGCTCGCCCGTAGAGGTCCAGGGCCATCGCTTCGTTTTGCAGCACAAAGGCCAGATTCGTCATGTCCCCGTGTAGATCCACCGCCGTCTCCATGCGGCACTGCTCTTTCGCCAGCAGGACCGCCAGCGACCCGGCGCATAGTTCCCAATAGACTCGATGCTTGCCCAGCAGTTCCACGATCCTCGGCGCGAGGTTGCGCTTGGCCCCTGCCCACGGTGCTATTGCCTTGATCTTCATATCGAGTTCTTCTTTCCCCATATCAGCCAGCCCTCAACGGCCAGGACTGAGAAAATCGCATCCCGCGCCGCCAGCGAAAACAGCCCGGCACCGACGTGAAGGTAGCACGACAAGGCATTGGACACCAGCCATATCACAAAGCATACTCGCATCCGGCGGTTGTTCAGTACAACGCCCGTCACCGCCAGAATCGTCGCTATTGTTCCTATGATCTCAGACATTCGTCTTCTTCCTGGCCATGGTCAACTCCCTATCGGCACCCCTACTTCTTCGTTGGTGGATTGTACTTCATTTCCTCCTGAACCCGGCTCATGAAGGCTGCGTAGGGTACGTCGCTCTTGACGCAATCCTTAGCAATCTCCATCGCTATGGCGAAGCAGTCGGGACCAAACCGACCAGAAGTCACGTTCTGGTGCAACCACCGCTCCAACGAGTCCAGTCCTCTGTTCGCCGATGCCGAATCCTTGAGCTTGGGGCAACAGCCAATCCGTAACACATCCCGTAGTTTCTGTCGGTAGTCAAGTCGAGTCGAGTCAGGAAAATCAAGTTGCGCAGCGTCAGGAGAACCATTTGTTCCATGTTCTGACTTATCTGACTGATTGGATTTTCCTTTACCTGACCTGACTTGAGTATCTACAGATACATCTGTATCTACATCTACATCTACATGTGTGTTTTCGTGTTGCGCGCCTTGTTGCGCGCTGTCGCGCCACGTTGCGCCGTTTGTTTTCCATGCCAAGTCGCCATGCAGTATCTTATGGTCATTATTGCAAACCGCAATGACATCAAGTTCGTGACTGATTTGATACCCGTTGTAGTGGTGGTACACATCCGCGTTGCTGCCGCATATGACGCACCGACACGACGTTATAGCTGGCAATCTACCTTTCTGTATGGCCTGGTAGACAGACATCCTTGCCCTTGATTGATCTGCCTCCTCTTCCTTGCGGTCTGGGTCTCCTTGCCTTGTTTTCCGCCACTTTCGCCAGTATTCTGCCCTGGATTTTCCTTTCTCCACATACTTGTCATGGTTCACCACCTCATATTCAAACTGCTCAATGTGCCGGAGCCGCCGGCCGTCATCCTGCGTGCTACGGGACTCCGGATCCGGCGCCATGAGATACTCCAGTGATGCCTCTACCTGCTCGACCGTCCCCCCGAGTTCGGCTGCGACGAGACGCGGATTGACCTCTACTAGGCCCTCCACGTTCTTGTGAGCCAGTACCCAGCCCCATACGGCGAACACGTGCATCCCCGCCCCATACAGGCTGCCGGTATACATCGTACGAAAGACCTTGGCGTAGTTGTCCGACATAGCTCAAATCCTCATGGCAAGAAACTCTCCGTTTCCCGTACTTGGGCGCAATTCTCGAACGTCGCATACTCCTCCATGAAGACCAACTTTACAGTGCCAGTGGCACCGTTTCGTTGTTTCGCCACAAGAACCTCGGCCGTCCCATTACGACAATAGTCGGGCTCGAACTGTTTGTAATAGTCTTCTCGGTACATCAACATGATAAGATCCGCGTCCTGTTCAATACTGCCACTTTCACGGAGATCGCTCATTCGCGGCCGGTGGTCTTCGCGACTCTCGACTCCCCGGTTCAACTGGCTCAAGGCCACGACCGGGACTTCAAGTTCCCTGGCCATAGCCTTGATATGCCGGGAAATAAGTGAGATCTCCTGCTGTCGACTGTCGGCCTTCTGGCCAGAGTTCATCAACTGCAGGTAGTCAATCACCACCATTGCTATGTCGTGTTCTCGCTTCCACCGGCGTGCTGTCGCTCGGATATCGAATGGGTTCACGCCGGGACGGTCGTCGATATAGAACTCAGCATCCTGGTAGGCTGTAGCCGCATCCGAGATCTTGTTCCACTCCTCCCCGGACAAGTTACCTTTACGGACCTTCGTCCCATTGACGCGGGCATTCGAGCAGAACATCCGCTCGACAACCGCACCCTTGGACATTTCCAGGGAGAACAACAAGACCCCCTTCTTTTGGACCTGAATGACGTGGTCGATGATGTTCAAGATAATGGCCGTTTTTCCCATGCTGGGACGCCCTGCGATTACGATCATATCCCCCGCCTGGAACCCGCAGGTCAGATCGTCAAGCTCATAGTATCCGGTAGGTATCCCGCTAACCTGTCCTTTGGATCGCCGTTCGATGGTCGAGTAAACGCTTTCGAGGAGGCCAGAGATATTCTCCGGCCGTCCTGTGACGCTTTGTCGCTCCAGAGCAGTGAAGATCTTCGTCTCTGCCTCACAGAGAACGTCACCAACCTCCTGCGACTCGTCGTACCCTGCCTCGGCGAGTTCCTGTGCAGTAACAATCAGGGTACGACGCTTCGCGGCTTCCTGGACGATCTTGGCGTAATAGATGGCGCTGGCCGCAGAGGGAACGCTATCAACCACCTTCTGTAGATAATCGGTCCCCCCGATCTTTTCCAGTTGCTTGGTTTGTTCCAGGCGGGCCCTAACCGTCACCCCGTTGACCGCCTGGGGCTCCTGTTTTTCCACCATCGTCCGCAAGATCCGGTAGATGATCCGGTGCTCATCGTGGTAGAAGTCGTCCTCTCCAACCAACTCCATCACGTCCCCAATGCAGCGGAAGTCGATGATCATCGAGCCCAGTACCGCCGCTTCGGCAGATAAACTCTGGGGCATCGACCGCATAACCTGCTTGCTACCAGCCATCAAGAGCCATCCCTGCGGCGCTTGGGTTGCGTGTCATTGTGTGTGGATGTGGCGATCATAGACGTCTTCCTTAACGTGTAGACCCAGCTTCCGTACCAGAAACAGATAATCAAAGTGATTCAGCATTGACAGATCCTCCTCCATGTAGGCGTCCCAATAGGCTTGGCGGGCTTCCTGCGATGAAGCCAGTTCCGGATGGC